CCACCAGTTAAGTCGGGAGATAACCCTCGTAGGGCATCCTTTTTAGCACGAATGGGCAATATGCCTGGCGCTGAGATGAAAGATGGAAAGCCTACCCGACTTTTACTTTCTCTTAGAGCTTGGGGCGCAACGTCCAAGGAAGACGCTAAAGCTAAGGCTAAAGCGATCTCTAAGAGGAATATGAAGTGAGACCAGTATCTGTCGGAGTTAACCCAACAGCGAATACGCTAACAACTGTTTATACAGTTCCTACGGGTTATTACGCCAAGTTTACTGTGATGTACATTCACAATACTGGTGGTTCGACTAAGCACATTACTGTTCAATGGTATGACGCAAGTGCTGCAACTACCTTGGATATTCTTACTAACTACGACTTGACTTCAAAGCAATACCTCCAGTTTGATGGCAATGCTTATATCGTTTTAGAAGAAGGCGATAGGATTCAAATTACTACTCAAAGTGCAAGTTCCTTCAGTTTTATTGCTACATTTGAGGTTCAAGGAGCGCAACGAACATGACCTATTTAGAACTTGTTAACGATGTGTTAGTTCGCTTGCGTGAAAGCACAGTCACAACTATTGGTGAGACAGCCTATTCTTCTTTGATTGGCAAGTTTGTCAATGATGCTAAACGTCAAATTGAGGATTCTTATAATTGGAATGTCTTAGGACAAACAATTACAGTTACTACTACTGCTGCCACAAGTTCTTACTCTTTAACAGGTGCGGGTCAGAAGTTTCGTATAAATGATGCTATCAACACTACAAGTGTTATTACTTTAGACAACATTGCTGTTGCGGATATGAACCGCAAGCTCAACTTTGGTACACCTTCTCAGTCTATCCCTTCAGAGTTTTGCTTTAGTGGTGTAGATGGCAATGGCGACACAAAGATTGATTTGTTTCCTGTTCCTGATGGCGTATATACACTTAAATTTGATGTAACTGTCCCACAGGCTAATCTGTCTGCTGATGGCACTTCAGTCAAGGTTTTAGACTATTTAGTGGCTCAAAGTGCCTATGCTCGGGCTTTGATTGAGCGTGGTGAAGATGGTGGAACTAACTCTAATGAGGCTTATGCTTTGTTCAGAGGAATGCTCTCTGATGCTATTGCACTGGAGTCTACCCGTTATCCTGAAGATAACTTTGTGGCGGTCTAATGGCATCTGCACTCCAAAGTTACAGTCTCTCAGCGCCAGGATTTTATGGCCTGAATACTGAAGATTCGCCTCTTAGTTTAGAGTCAGGCTTTGCCTTGGTTGCAACTAACGTCATCTTGGATCAGTATGGTCGTATTGGTGCTAGAAAAGGTTGGACAAGGGTTAACTCATCCTCTGGCAATTTAGGCGCTAACGATGTTGGCGTGATCCATGAGTTAGTCCAAAATGATGGAACTTTGACTGTTCTGTTTGCTGGTAACAACAAGATATTTAAACTTGGTACTGCTAACGCTGTTACTGAGTTGACCTATGGTGGTGGTGGCTCTGCTCCTACTATTACAGCATCTAATTGGCAATGTGCATCTTTAAATGGCATTGCATACTTCTTCCAAACAGGTCACGATCCACTCATTTATGACCCTGCTGTAAGTACAACTACTTATCGCAGAGTTTCTGAGAAGTCTGGTTATGTAGCTACAGTTCCTCAAGCCAACATTGCTATTTCAGCTTTTGGTCGCTTATGGGTAGCTAATACGTCAACAGACAAAGTAACTGTTACCTTCTCTGATCTGATTGCAGGTCATGTATGGGGTGGTGGCACTTCAGGGTCATTAGATGTTTCCCGTGTGTGGCCTAATGGTGCTGATGAAGTAATGGGTTTGGCAGCGCACAATGATTTCTTGTTTATCTTTGGTAAGCGACAGATTCTTGTTTACGCAAATGCTTCTACCCCTGCTTCTCTTGTTCTAAGCGATACAGTAGGCTCAATTGGTTGTATTGCTAGAGACACCATACAAAGCATTGGCTCTGATGTTGTTTTCTTGTCAGACTCAGGTGTTCGTTCATTGATGAGAACAATTCAAGAGAAGTCTGCTCCTTTGCGAGACTTGTCTAAGAATGTTCGTTTCGACTTAACTTCTTCTTTGGCTGGTGAAACACTTTCGAATTTGAAGTCTGTGTACTCAGAAAAAGAAGCGTTTTACTTACTTGTTCTGCCAGCGACATTTCAAGTTTATTGTTTCGATACTAAACAGTCTTTGCAAGATGGGGCTTCTCGTGTTACGAAATGGGACTCTATTGCACCAACTGCTTTGCGTTCTTTGCGTAATGGCGATCTGTATATTGGTAAAAATGGTTACATTGGTAAGTATGGAACTTATCTTGATGACACATTGACATATCGTTTTTTGTATTACACAAACAATGCTGACTTAGGAAACCCTAATCAGATTTCTATTTTAAAGAATATTGCTGCCGTTGTAATTGGTGGGTCTAATCAGTTTCTCACAATTAAGTGGGGCTTTGATTATTCTGGTGCTTATCAATCAGAGAATGTTTATATCCCTACTCAAGTAAGTTATGAATATGGTATTGCTGAATACAACATTGCTGAATACACAAGTGGCGTTCCTATTAAAACTTTGACTGCTAATGCTTCAGGTTTCGGAAAAATTGTTCAAACTGGTTATGAAACTACAATCAATAATGTTTCATTTTCTCTGCAAAAAATTGAAATTCAAGCCAAAGATGGCAAAATAGGGTAAGAGGTAAACCATGTCTAATTACACAAAATCAACCAATTTCGCTACCAAAGATAATCTATCGCCTGGCAATCCTTTAAAGATTGTCAAAGGTACTGAAATAGATACTGAATTTAACAATATTCAGACTGCTGTTGCGACTAAAACAGACAATGCTTCTGCCAACATTACTGGTGGATCAATTACTGGTATCACCGATTTAGCGATTGCTGATGGTGGAACAGGTGCTTCAACGGCTGCCAACGCTCGTACTAATTTAGGTTTGGTTATTGGAACAGATGTGCTTGCACCTACAGGGTCTGCGGCAAATTTAACTTCTTTTCCAACATTTAATCAAAACACAACTGGCAATGCTGCAACAGTCACGACAAATGCTAACTTAACAGGCGCAGTCACTTCTGTTGGAAATGCAACATCTTTGGGTTTATTTAGTTCTGCCAATCTTTTAGCTGCTTTGACAGATGAAACAGGAACGGGATCAGCAGTATTTGCTACATCACCTACTTTAGTGACTCCTATTCTTGGAACTCCTACTAGCGCAACTTTAACAAACGCTACAGGGCTTCCAATCTCCACTGGTGTGTCAGGTCTAGGTACAGGCGTATCAACGGCTCTAGCGGTCAATACAGGCTCTTCTGGTGCTGTTGTTGTTAATGGTGGTGCTTTGGGTACTCCCTCGGGAGGTACTGCAACAAACTTGACTGGCTTGCCTTTGTCTACAGGTGTAACGGGTACTTTACCTGTCGCCAATGGTGGTACAGGAACAGCAACTCCAAGTATTGTTGCTGGAACAAACATAACTGTTACTGGAACATGGCCCAACCAAACAATTGCTGCTTCTGGTGGAGGGGGATCGCCTGGCGGCTCTACTACTCAAGTTCAATACAACAATGCGGGTGCATTTGGCGGCATTACAGGTGCTACAACAAACGGCACAGAACTGACTCTTGTTGCTCCTAATCTTGGAACACCCGCTAGTGGTACTTTAACTAACGCTACAGGTCTTCCTTTATCTACTGGTGTAACAGGAACACTACCTGTTGCCAATGGCGGTACTGGCATAACAAGTTTTGGAACTGGAATAGCTACACTATTGGGAACACCATCATCTGCTAATTTAGCTGCGGCTTTGACTGATGAAACTGGTTCTGGCTCTGCTGTATTTGCTACATCTCCAACTTTGGTAACTCCAATTTTAGGAACTCCAACATCAGCAACCTTAACTAACGCTACAGGTCTTCCTTTATCTACTGGTGTAACTGGAACTTTGCCAATAGCAAACGGTGGTACAGGTACTACATCAACTACTTTTGCAAATCTAACAACGAATGTAACAGGTACATTACCTGTTGCTAATGGTGGAACAAGCCTTGCAACATTGACGGCAAACAATGTCATTCTTGGCAATGGAACAAGCGCACCTTTGTTTGTTGCTCCTAGTACCTCTGGTAATGTGCTGACCTCTAATGGCACGACATGGCAAAGTTCTGCTCCACCTGCTGCGGGATTTACACTTGCTACCCCAATAGCAACGACTTCAGGAACAAGCATTGACTTTACTGGCATTCCTTCTGGCGTAAAACAAATTAACGTAAGTTTTAGAGGTGTTGGAACAAGCGGGTCAAGCGCGAAAATACTTAGGATAGGAGATTCTGGAGGCGTTCAAACAACTGGCTATCAATCTGGCAGCGCCCGTATAAGTGGTAGCACAGTATCTAGTGACGCTACAACTGATGGCTTTATTATTAGAGCAACTGCAAGTAGCGACAGACTTAATGGATCAATTATATTGACGCTTCTTAACTCATCTACTTTTACTTTTGTTGCACAAGGATGTTTTGGTTCTGATGCTGATGGATTTACTCGTGTAATGGGTGGGTCAAAGTCTTTGTCTGCGGTGCTTGACCGTGTTTCTATTACAACACAGAACGGCGTTGACACCTTTACCGCTGGTGAAATCAACATTTCTTATATCTAAGGATTATTATGCACACCACACAAGTAAATGTAAGCACTGGCGAGATTGTTCAGATTGAATACACCGCACAAGAGCAGGCCGATTACGAAATAAAAAAAGCCGCATCTGATGCTGAAGAAGCCGCACTTGCTTTAACTGCCTACAAAGCCAAACGAGCCGCAGAATACCCGCCAATTGCAGACTACATTGATGGCGTGGTCAAAGGCGATCAAGCACAAATACAAGCATACATTGATGCGTGTCTTGCTGTTAAGGCTAAATACCCAAAGCCTGACGCAACATAATCTAAGGAAAAATCATGGCTATATCTGATGCACTGCGCTATCAACTTAATACAGGTGGTTCTGCGGATACCCTGTATGGAATCATTCGTGATTTTCTTGCCACAAGCCCTGATGCCGCTACTACTCAAGCGCAGATGCGTCAGTATGGAATCTCTGGTGAAGACGTAGCCAATGCTACTGGTGGTGCTTCTGGTGGTTTGCTAAGTGGCAACATTCTAGCTGGTGCTAGTTGGAATAGTTCTAACACTGCTTTACAGAATCAACTCACAGAAGTTACTGGTCAGCAAACATCTAACTATGCTGTTGGAGGATCAACTACCTCAGACACATTAAAGCAACTTAATACATTCTTGGCGGGTGGTGGTCAGTTTGACCCTAACGCTACTGTTTACTTGCAAGCAGGTGGTGTTGACTTCATTACTGGCGTAGACAAGGCAGTTGTTAAAGATAACCTAAACCAGATTGTTAAGACTCTTGGCGATCAAGGTGTCAATGTTGTTCTTACTGGTTCACCTTATGCTAAGTCTGTTGAAGATGTAATCACTAACAACTTTGACCCTAAAGTTGACCAGATTTTTAAAGATGTTGCCAAAGCTAACTCTAATGTTGCTTTAGTTGGTACTCAAGGTGAGATTCTGCAAAACAAAGCATTGTTGATAGACGCTTTACATACCAATGCTGAAGGCACAGCGGTTTATAACCAATCTGTTATTGATGCTTTATCACAGTTTAAGAATGAAGTTCCATCTAGTGCACCTCAAGCAATTACGCAAGCCTATCAATCAAACACTGTACCCGTAACTCCTCCAATTATTACTCAGGCCGCTAATATTCCTGTTGTTGCTCAGTCATTGGCTAGAGCAATTCCTACTGCTCGTGGAACTGTAATTGAAGGCGATGACATTGAGGCACAGATTGCAGGTGTTCCACAAGTAGTTTACCAAACACGAGTTGATCCAAACAACACAGCTAATTGGGAGACATACAACCCGACAACTGGCGAAGTAATTGACTCAGGTACTTTTGCAGGTGGTGGTGATCGTGGTCTATTGGCTGCTGCAGCTCCTGTTATTGGATTAGCGGCATCTACTGTTGGTCTTCCTTTTATCTCAGGTCTATTGGGTGGAGCTACTGGTTTAACAGGTTCTGCCTTGGCAGGTGCTACAGGCGCAACCATTGGTGGTGGAACAACTGCAATAGCAGGTGGCACAGGACAAGATATTCTTAAAGGTGCTTTGCTTGGTGGTGCGGCTTCTTATGGCGCATCTGCATTGGACAACTATCTCTCTACGGGTTCTGCTGCTGACGTTGGCATTACAGAGCGTCAATTTGCTATTGCAGATGCCAAAAACTTAGCAAGCCAAGGTTTATCAACAACTCAAATTGCTGATACTTTGGCGGCTGGTGGTTATAACGAAGCAATCATTGATAGAGCAATAACTGCAATTGGAGGTTCTGCTACATCTACTTTACCAATACCTGGTGCTGTAAATGTTACTGGAACAACTACTCCTGCAGTAAGTACGGGTGGTTTATTGAGCGGTTTGGTTACGCCAACAATCACTCCTGCCACTTCTGTAGCAACTACCACACCAGTAACGCAAGCAGGCACTGTAAATGTAACTGGTACGGCACAACCTCAAATGGTAGATCAAGCGACATTGGCTTTAGTTAATAGTCAACTTGCTTCTAATTTAGGAACGCCAGCTAACTTAGGGGCGCAAACTAACCTACCAAATGTACAAGTGACAGGCGATAGATTGGCATCTACGCAAGAGATTACTAATGCCATCCTTGCGACAGTCCCCAATGTAACTGTTCCACAAGCTCAAGCGCAAGCTCAAGTATTGATTACAAGTGGTCAGAACTTAACTACCAATGACTTGGTAACTGCTGTAGCTTCTGTTTCTCCAAACATCACCCCTACTGTTGCTGAACAGATTATCACTAGCTCAAACTCAAATGCCATTCAGCCAGTAGTCAGTGCTTTGGTATCAACAGTTACACCTACTACTGGTGGTAACTTATCTACTGTGCAAGTTACTGGAGACAGAGTAGCTTCTACGCAAGAAATTGCTAATGCGGTTATTGCAACAGTACCAAACATAACTCCTCAACAAGCACAGACTCAAGCGGAAGTTATAGTTTCAAGTGGTCAGAACTTAAAGGTTTCTGATTTGGTTACTGCTGTTTCTGCTGTTTCGCCAAACATTACCAGTAATGTTGCAGAGCAAATTATTACAAGTAACAGACCTGTAACTACGCAAGATGTGGCTGCTATTGCTGCGGGTTTAGTTACTCCTGCTATTGCAACTCAGACAATTACTGCACCAAGAGAAACTAGAGTTGGCGATACTTTAGCTGCTCTACCTTCTACATTAGTATCTGGAGCAGATTCACCACCAGGAACTAGAGATACTACTCCATTAGAACGGGTTGGTACTAATGTTCTTGGTACAGGTTTATTGTCTCTGTTAAATCCCAATCTGATTGCAGGTGGTCTTGGTACTGCTGGAAATCTGTTGCAGATGCAAACATCAAGAGAAGCGACTCAACGGGCGCAAGCATTGATAGATGCTGAGACAAAAGCGGCAAAAGATGCGGCTCAGTTTAGACCTATTGGCATGACCACAAGGTTTGGAACTTCTCAGTTTGGCTTTGATCCTGCTACTGGTAGGTTATCAAGTGCAGGTTACAACTTAACACCTGATGTCAAAGCGCAACAAGATCGTTTCATGGCTTTGTCTAATCAAGGTTTGACTCAAGCAGAACAAGCACAATCACAATTTGCACCTCTTCAAACGGGCGCACAACGTCTATTTGGTTTGGGCAATCAGTACTTGGCTCAATCTCCGCAAGATGTTGCTCAGAACTATCTCAATCAACAGATGAGTTTGTTGCAACCAGGCAGAGAACAAGAGTTAGCTACTTTGCAAAACAGACTCCAACAACAAGGTCGTGGCGGTCTTTCTGTGGCTCAAGGTGGCACTATGGGTGCTACTACTCCTGAATTGCAAGCTCTGTATAACGCAAGGGCTACTCAAGAGGCTCAATTGGCTGCTAATGCTCAACAAGCGGGTCAAAGGGATGTTTTGTTTGGTGCGGGATTGCTTGGTCAAGGCTCACAAGCTATGGGTCAGTACTATGGTGGTCAACAAGCCGCTTATGCACCTTATACCGCTGCTTTGGGACAGGCTCAGACCTTGGAGACTTTGGGACAAAAACCATACGATATGGGCATCAACTTGGGTCAACTTGGCGCACAAGCAGGGTTTAATGTTGGTCAACTAGGCTTAAAAGGCGCACAGATTAGTGCAGGCTTGGCAACAAGTGCCGATGCAACACGCAATCTATTGGCTCAAGGTTTAACTGCTGCGGGGAATCCTAACGCTATGTTTGGCCCAGCATTAAGTGGATTGTTTGGCGGTGGACTGCAATCTGCATTTAGTGGAACAGGTTTAGGTGCATCAGGATTTGGAACTGGATTAGCTTATGGCAATCAAGACCTTGGCTTGTTCTTATAAGGAATCATCATGGCAGAAAATATCGTAGCGGGTCTGTTTGGTTTGACTCCACAAATGTATCAAAACCAACAGTATGGGCAAGACTTAAATCGTGGAATTGCACTGGCACAACTATCGCCTGGTGCTGCGGCTCAAGCGGGTCTACAGGCTAGTGTTGGTCAACTAGGTCGTGGATTTGCGGGTGCTATGGGCATAGAAGACCCTCAGTTGAAGCTAATCAGCACTCGTAACGCTATTGCCCAACAGATAGATCAGACTAATCCTGAATCAATCTTGCAAGGTGCTCAGATGTTGGCACAAGCTGGAGATCAACAAGGTGCTATGGCTTTGGCTCAGTATGCTCGTCAAGCACAGAGTGAGATGGCTCAAACACAACAAAGACGGGCGGCACAAACATCATCTTTGGCTACTGCGGCTAAGACTCAATTGTCTATTGACCAAGAAACAAAGTTGCGTGATGAGTTGTCTAAACTTCCTCAAGGTTCAACACAAGATGATGTGCTTGCGGTTTTAACCAAGTATGGTTCACCAGATAGAGTTATTGCGGCTTTGACAGCATCTGCTGATAAGGCGGCTCAACGAGAAACTACACTCACATTAGGTCGTGAAAGAATCCAAGCTAAATTAGAGTCTGACCTAAGAGATGCTAAAAATGATAAAGAAAGAGAAGAGGCTCGGATTCAAGCAAGAAAAGAACTTGCTCAATTAACTGCATCATTAGCCGCATCATTAAAAACTCCTCCTGCACCTAGTTTGACAACAATTGTCAATCCAGAAAATCCCAATGAAACAATTACTGTTGATGCAAGGGTTTACAAAGGTGGTGGCAAAGGTGCTGAAGGTGTTATTGGCGCAGGTAAACCATCTGCTGCTCAAGAAAAAGCATCGTTGTTAAAAGCACAAATGGGTAAAGATATTGATTTTGCTATAACTGAACTTACCAATGTAACTAAAGATGGTGGACTGATTGACCAATCTACAGGTAGTGGCGCAGGTCGTCTTGCTGATATTGGTGCAGGATTCTTTGGTCAAGCAACAGAAGGTGCAATAGCCATTGGAAAACTCAAGCCAATTCAAGATTTGGTGTTGAAAATGGTTCCTCGTTTTGAAGGCCCACAGTCAGACAAAGATACTCAATCGTATAAAGAAGCTGCTGGTCAATTGGCTGATCCTACTTTACCAACAAAGATTAGAAAAGAAGCGGGTAAAACAGTTCTGCGTTTGATGCAATCTCGCAAGAATCAATTTGTGAGTCCTGAATTGGCATCTGAGGGAATTGCCACCACTCAACCTTCTGTTGGTACTGGTACTGCTCAAAATCCGATCGTTTTAAAGTGAGGAAATAAAATGCCCGTATACCAATATGAAGGTAAACATTATGATTTGCCAGAAGGTCTAAATAATGAGCAAGCAATTGCAAAAATTCAAGGCTACTTAGGAATCAAACCTCCAGAATCCGATGAAACTGCTAGGTTGGCGGCAAGATTTCCTGCGCCATTGTCAGAACAAATACCTGGGTATGGAAAGCCTGTTCCTGCTGCTAGAAATCAACCTAATTTAAGCACAGGTCAATTGGCTTATCGAAACATTGCTAGACCAGTAATTGCTCCTACAGTTGAGGCAATGGGTGCTGTTGGTGGTGGTTTACTAGGAACTCCAATGGGGCCAGCAGGTATTGTTGGCGGTGCGGGTTTAGGCTATGGCATGGCTAAAGAGGCTTTAAAACTAGGTGATATATACCTTGGTGGTATGACACCTGAAGAAGCCCAAACACAACCTGTTAAGAATGTGCTTGAAGGCGCTACCTATGAGGCTGGTGGTCGTGTTGTTGCGCCTTTGATTTCCAAAGGTATTGGTAAGGCAATAGACGTATTTAATGCTCCCGTCCAAAAAGCCGCTTCTCTGGCTCAATTGTCTCTTGGCAAAGACCTTCCAGAGGTTCTGGCAGCATTAAGAAGCGCACCACCTAATGCAAGTGTTGCTGAATTAACCGCATCTGTAAACAATCCTAAATGGCAAGCATTGATTGATGATGCACTGCAACAAGACCCGCAATTCTTGCGTAAAGTTAAGTTATTTAACGAAGAAGAGTCTTTGAAGGCTTTGTCTAAATTAGCTGGTGGTGAAAGTGCTGCTGAAGTTCGTACTGTTGCCGAAAGAGCAAAGGATGCCTTAAACGCTATTACAACTCCATCAAGAGAAGCCTCATTGAATCGTGCAAACCTTGGTAAGGCGGTTGCTGAATATGAAGCAAAAGCGGGAATGTTAAGTGGTGAAGCTGCGGCTAAAGTTGCAGATGTTCGCAGATTGATTGAGGCTGGCGATTTGGCAGAAGCAGCAGGTCGCCTTGAGCTAATCAAAAAAGGTATTCCTGTTGGTTTTACAAGATATACCTACAAAGGTGACTTGGCTCAGATGGCTGACAATTGGGCAGCTAAAGCGGCAGATGCTTCTTTAGACTTAGGTCAAGGCGCTCGTTTTGCACAAGGTGCGGCTGATGCCCTGCGATCAGTTGGAATTAAACCGGTTGAAGGTTTAGCTTTATCACAAAGGATTTCCTCTATTGCCAACAATCCTAAGTTTGCGGGTGATGATGTATTAGTTGGTGTTGTTAAAAATGTTGCCGATGATATTGCCAAATGGACAAATAGCGGTGGAATTGTAGACATTGTTGCTTTGGATGCTATTCGCAAAAACTCTGTGAATGCTGCTATTCAGAAACTACGACCAGGCATTGATGCAACATCACAAAGAAATCTTGCATCTAAAGTTTTAGGGAATATTAGACCTCTTATTGTTGATGCAATTGAAGAGGCTGGTGGCAAAGGTTATCGCCAATACCTTACTGATTACACAAAAGGCATGGAAAAGATTGCCGAGCGAAAACTATCTGGTGAGGCTTTGAAGTTGTGGAAAACCAACAAAGATGGCTTTGTGCGCTTAGTTCAGAATGAGTCTCCTGAAGAAGTTGAGAGAATTCTTGGACCAGGAAAATACAACATTGCAACTGAGTTAGCTGAGTCTTCTATGTCTGTATTACGAGATGAAGCACAAAAACGACTGACTCAAATATCAGTTGGAGAGCAAGTCAAAGAGGGCCAAGCCGCCCTTGCACAATTGTTAAAACAACAAACTTCATTTATAAGACTTCCATCTTATTTAAATGTTGTTGCTTCATCAACTAACAAAGTGATTAGCGAGTTAGAAAAAGCCGTTAGTACCAAAACATTACAAACTTTGACAGAAGCCATGAAAACTCCTCAAGGTGCGGCTAATTTGTTGTCAACATTACCTGCTGCCGAACGTAATCAAGTATTGAAGCTATTGGCAGACCCAAGCCAATGGAGTCCAACACTTAGTTCTTCAGCAGTATTTGGCTTTAAAGGTGCTTTTCAGTCTGACGAGCAGTAATGAGAGACTATGCCGAAGCAATTGTTGCGGCAGTCTGTTTCAGTTGTTTTGTCATTTTTTGTAGCTACATTATTGTTTGGTGTTTTCCGTGATCGTCTAGTGGCGGCAACCATAGAGTACCGATGTATTAAATGGACTTGGGTTGGAGACGTATATAACCGAAGGGTTATCTGTCTTAAATGGGAAAGGATTGAGAAAAAATGATTGATCCGATGACAGCACTTGCTGGCATTCAGCAAGCTATTTCGATGGTTAAGAAGGCGAGTAAGGTCGCCAATGATTTAGGTTCTCTTGCCCCGATGATTGGCAAGATGTTCGATGCCAAGAGTACTGCTACCAAGGCATTGATTGAGGCAAAGAAGAGCAAAGGCTCAAACATGGGGACTGCTCTCCAGATTGAGATGGCTCTTGAGCAAGCCAGAGCATTTGAGGAAGAGTTAAAGATGCTCTTCATGACCACAGGTAAGGTTGACGTTTGGAACAAAATCAAGGCTCGTCAAGACCAGATGGACATAGATGATGCTAGAGAACTCAGGTCTTTAGCAAAGGCAGAGAAGAAGGCTAAAGAAGAGGAAGAAGAAATGCAGGAATTAGCCATCATCATTGGTGGTGTTGCTTTTGTATTGTTTTTGGTGTTTATTGGTATCTATGAGTTGATGGACTTTTGCGAAACCACTAAAAGGTGTGGGCGGTGAATGAGTACCAGAAGACCTTTGACTTAGCACTCAAGATATTCGTTTACGGGTGTGTTGCGCTTTACTTTTTAGGTTTTCTGAAGTTCTTACCTGACGATTTGTCGGACAAAATTGTTAATCTCCTACTCGGAAAGGTTGGTTTGGGTAAATGAGATATTTATTGCTTATTTTGCTTTTAACTGGCTGTGAGGAAAAGTACCGATATTTTTGTCAGAACCCAGATAACTTTCATGCTGAACCTTGCCAGAAACCTAGATGCCAATTCACTCAGACTTGTCCCGAATACTTAGTAGCACCAATCTTGGAGAAAAAAGTTGACGAAGTTAAACCTAACAACTGAAGAGATAGAGGTAAGGATTTGGGGGTTTGTCGTGATTGCGGTCACACTTATCCTCATGTTTATTGTTGGTGCTTTGCTCTATTCTGTCACGTTCGTGACTCAGCCTATCAAGAGTATGGCCCCGATTGACCAAGCCTATACCAAGATGCTGAATGACATTGTTCTGTTGATCGTTGGTGGCATTGGTGGAGTTATTGGTAAACGGGCTATGTCTAGTGCTTCTAGGGCGTTTAATCCTCCAACGCAACCAATGTGTCAGCCAATGGGTTATCAAGGCTCTCAGGGCGGTTTTAACTCGTCCTATGCCCCTCCGCAATCTGCGTATGGTTTGCCTAGTCAACCATTTGGTGCTATGCCTGTTTGGAAGAATCCAGAGTTGGATGAGAGTTGGACACCTGGCCCACCACCGACTACGCCACCTGACCACTTGGAAGATGACCATGAGCGTGAAGAATTAGCACAAGCAAGAAAAGAGGCTGAATAATGTTACCTATCCCTTTACCTTGGTTAATTGTGGGTGTTTTGGTATCTCTCTTTGGTACATACCGAGTAGGACACCACTATGGGTGGCTAGAGCGTGATGGCGACATGAAGATTGCCATTGCCAAAAAGAATGATGAAGCTCGTTTAATTGAGCAAAACATGGGTGAGAAACTTAATCAACAATCTCTGAAACTACAGGAAGCCAATGATGCTATCAACAAAAAAACTACTGCTCTTGCTGTTGCCAATCGTGCTGGCAAGTTGCGCCTCTGCCCCTCCAGTAACGTACAAGCCCCCACAAATACCCCCGTTGCCAGCGCAGATACAAAAGCAACCAGTGAACCTGACAGACCGACTAATGAACCTTCTGATGCCGAAAGAGCAACCATCGATGCCATCGCAGAAATAGTTGCCCAAGGGGATAAGAATACTGTTGCTTTGAACGCTTGCGTAGACTCGTATAACCAGATGAGAGACCTGTTGAATGATAAACGCTGAACAACTTAAACAACTTCACATTGGTGCGGAGTGGGTAGATGCCCTGAATGCCACTTTTGAGCGTTTTGACATTATGAATCCACTTAGAAAAGCGGCTTTCATTGGTCAATGTGGGCATGAATGTGGGAACTTTAGGATTCTTGAAGAGAATTTGAACTAT